GATAGCCATTATACTACCCGTCCAATGTTCATTTACGTCACTAATCATACTGACACTATCGCCAATATCCAGCGCCGCATCCGTAGGCATTGAGAACGTACACGGGGCATATTTCACCAACGCAAGGTTCGATATTACCGCCGCCGCCATAGCGCCCCTTGTTGCTACATCTTCCGCATTCAGTAACGGATTAGAACCGATAGACATTGTAAGCGGTTGTCCGTCATACGTTCCACTTGCCGTATAGACTTCTTCCGTTCCGTCTGCATTCGTTAAAGCTATCAGGGTATATCGACCAAGGTAATCAATGTAGGACGAATCATACCTGTTTGCATCCCCCAGCGTCCTTACAGACGTGGTTGAATACGCTTTAAGGTATAAATACCCATCACGACCGATAATCGCGTTACAAGCCAAGCAAGCACACAAATAACCGATCATATCTCGGTAGGTGTCCTGTGTGGTCATAACAGACACTTTAAACAAGTGCGTGCCGTTCGTCAGCGCTTCAATATCAGCCTGTGTAGAGCCTAACGTAACGCCGCAAGCAGTACAACACCAATCCAAGATGTCGTATGCGGTCATGTCGTTCGGTACTTCCGCAATCGCTTTGTTGAACAACTGCATATTGTCATAAGCAGTAAGTGTTACGGTCTGATAAGTGAACTCTGCATCCGTGATCGTGAATGTTCCACATGGAACGTCCTCATAGGTCGATGATGTAAGCCACAAGCGGAAATACAGGGTAATCACGCCATTGTAGAACGTGTATCTACTATAGGTTTCTTCACCACCGCGCAATGCTAACGTAATCTGGGAAGAGAACGCAGTACCGATTTCCAACGTATCTCCCGTGGCATACTGCATCGTCCATTTCGACTTGCCTTGATCGAGATTGTCCTTATCAAACGTCAGCGCCGTTTCTGAACCGACTAAAGCAATAGAACCGTACCATTCACTTGTTACGGTTCTTCTTGCTATCACTGTCTTATAGTCATTTGATACAGGGTACATAGTCCCTCCTATAACTCAATTACGTTGATCGAAAAGTTGGTATAAACGCCGCCCTCGTCCTCATGTAGTACGGATGAATACGCCTCATAAGAGCATTCACCACAGTACCCGTTAAACGACTTCGCGCCGTTATCCCAATAGGTGAATGAGAACTCTTTGCCTTGCATCAATGCCAACATTTCGTCCTTTTCATCACCAGATATAGCGGAATAAACAAGGTTTACCTTCCTTACGTCAGGTCTTACCCAGTTAATGTGCATTACGCCATCTTCTGTACGTCCTGAATCAGAACTAGCGACATTCGTATGCTCTATCTTTACGTTCGGCGCTGGGATATAAATGGGGCTACTGCCTACCATCCAATGACCAGCGGTATCTTTCTTTGCTATTGCCATATATACCTCCAAAAGAAAAGAGCCGATTTCTCGGCTCTTATACTCTCATAGGCGAAGCGCCCGTTCGCATAATGTAGTTGTTATTTTCCTTCACCATAGCGGTAAAGAAGTTCGCCGCATCACCATTCAGTACGACCGTGACATTCTGACTATTATTTGCTAATGCCCTAGCCATTCCGTTTGCTATTGCCTGTTCCATCTGGTCGGTGTTCATTACGCCTGTTCTGTTACCCATATTTGCTACGACTTCCGCGCCACGCTCATTCGCTATGAACAAGCTACCGTCATTCGGAATAGAACCGCCTGTTGCAAATTTCGGTATCTTCAAACCAAGTTGCGTTTCAGGAATAGTGCCGCCGCCGAACGGAAGGTGTACTTCCGGGATGGTGATTTTAATGTTACTGTTCAAGAAGTCTGCAAAGCTGTTCCACATATCCTTGAACGTCTGTATGATGATCTCAAACGATTTCTCAAATGCTTCAATTATGAATGAGAAAAATCCCATCCAGTTTTCAACGCTAAAGAACGGTTTTAAGTTATCATCCACCCATTTACCGATAGCGGTATTGTTCCACCAATCCATCAACTGATCCCACATCTGCCCCATAGCATCGTAAATAGCCCAAAACAGGTCAAGCCATGTGTCAAATGAGAACCACGGTACAATGTCGTTATTCCACCAATTACTTATGCCTTTACCGATATCGTCAAACAGGAATTGCCACCATCTGATACAATCGTAAACGAAATCGCTCATTCCACTTCCGATACGATCAAACAGATCGCTCCACCAATACTTCACATCACCGATAAGGTTATTAAAGCCGTTTCCTAAATCTGTAAAGCACTGTTTCCAAAAATCGGATGCTTCTGCCCACGGACGGAACAATGCTTCGCCTACATCTTCTAATACCTTTTTCAAGCCACCAGCATCTTTTATCGCATCTTTCAACAGTTTTACTGCTTCAATAAGCGGTGTTACAATTCCGAAACAAATATTAGCCAATGTAGCGATAACAGGATGATTAGCGAAGTCTGTAAGCATCAATACCGCGCCGTCAATAGCAGACTCGATATCTCCGAACACCGTCTTAAAGAAACCGTCCTCACCGAACCAACTAAATTCACGATACCAACTATCATCGTCAGTAAACAGACGACCGAGCAGTTTACCTATTTCAAAACCACCAATAGCCGCCACGACACCGCCGATAAACATAGTACCAACGGCAAATCCCATCTCTGCAACAGTACCAGCGCCGAAGATATACGAAAGGTCGATTGTCATTAAACTACCAGCAGTGGTTAATCCTTTGGTAATCAATGCGCCTAACCCGATCTTCGCTATCGCTTTTGCAAACAGACTTCCTAAAGCCGTGGTCAGTGCCTTTAACGCCGCACCGCTGAATACCCACTTCGCTACGTTTGCTACGGTGATAACGCCGATAACAAACGCTACATTATCGAGTTGCACGGTATCAAAGAAGTCGTTAAAGCCTGACATTACATCCTTCCAGTTGATGCCACCTTCGCCGTTTTCATCACCCGAGAATGCCGTTTTCAATGTTTTCTGAATACCGTCTATCCAAGTATTGATCGTCTCACCCAACAGGGTAAAATCAAATCCTTCCTCGGGATCAAAGAAACCATTTACGAAATCAGAAATAGCCTGTCCGATATTCTCCCATTCGATACCGTCACCGATGGTATAGATCGCTTCTAATGCAACATTCAATCCCGTTGCAATGGTAGTTGCTAAATCGTCAAACTTCGTGGTTTCAAAGAAACCGTTTATCATTTCATAGAAGTCTGTGGCAAATCCCTGTGCCGCACTCTCGATAACATCCCAATCAAGGTTCTCGGTAAAGCCGTTTACCATCGTACCAAGGTCGATACCTAACTGCTTTCCTTCGAACTCCTGAAAGAACGCATCCAGCGCATTTGCAATGGTATTGATACTGTCAGCAATGAATTTTCCTTTTTCGTAGAACAATTCCGAATCGGACAGATAGCCGTTCAGCAGTTCCGCTAATCCCGTGCCGAATGCCCGTGCTTCTTCATAGATTGCATCCCAATCAATGCTCTGCAACCATTCTTTCTCGACTTCCCCGGCACGCTTGCCTAACTTGAATAACGTATCGTAGATACTATCAAATCCACTTTCGGTCTTTTCAAGGGTGATCTTGCTCTGCTGTAAGCCGTTTGCTAAAGCACCTAACGCTTCATCATCCCCGCTACCGTCTTTATCTTTGTTATCCGGGAGAAGGTTCAGTTCATCAATTCCCAACAGGAAATTCTTAAACTTCTTCGCTTCTTTCGCCGCATCATCATACCCATCACTGATATCTTCTAATCCGTCCGATACATCATCCAATACACCCGCATCCTGTACTTCCAATTTCCATCCGAAGATCGTACCGAGTGCGTTAAACGTCTCTTCCGCGATATGAAGGATATCACTCATTGCCGTGTTGAAATTCTGTACTAACGGCTTGAATGTATAAATACCAATCTGCCCCAAGATAATCTGTAAGCGTTTCAGATTTTCCTGTGCTACTTTCAGGGTATTAGCCCACGTATCACTCGTCCTAGCGAAGTCGCCCTGTGCGGCGGTCGTATGCGCCATTACATACTGATAACGCAACATAGCTTTTTCAGCTAATGTCATGCTCTTGATATCAGCGTTCAGACCGTTACTAAGGGCGAAGGCTTTGAGGCTGGCGACAGAAAGATCTACGCCGAAGCGCCGCATCGGTTTAATCTGCCCTGTGAAGATACTCTCTAAATCTTCCGCTACATCTTCATACGGCAAGTTATAGAACGATGCCATATCACCCGCTAACTGTGTCAGATTGATAGACATATCGGAAATGCTTTCCGTAGCACGCCCGTAGTCTTTCGCTACGGTCTGTACAAATTCATTCGTGCCTTTCAGCATCTTGTCGCTGATATCCATGTTAGATGCCATTGCCTGAAACTTCGAACCAATCTGTTTAGCGGTCAATTCTGACATACCAACGGTTTCTACGGAAGTCTTTGCAAAATCTTCCATATCGTCTTTCATTTGACCGAAAACGTGATCTACTATGTTCTGTGTCTCGGTCAAGTCGGATGCAAGTTTAATGTTGCTCCCGGCAATACGGAACACACGCATTAACATCCAATAGGACGCATACAGTTTACCGATAGCACTTGCTAAACTGAATGTGGTTTTCTGCGTTTTCTTCGCTTGTACACTGAACAGATTAAGACCGCTAATGGCAGACCGTGTAGCGGGTGCTACGGACTTTGCATTCTTTGTAAGGTTCGCCATTGCGTTAGCCATATCAATAATACTCTGCTTAACGCTTGGTGCTTTGGAAAGCGTCTCGATCATCTTACGGAATGCCGCCACCAACTGCGGAATAACCACAATAGCTTCGGATGCCGACTTACGACCGAATACAGAAATAGCTTTCCCAAGGTCAGCAAGTCCCGCAATCTGCGGAATAGAGCCAACGGATTTTAAGGCATTAAGACCGTTTGCAATGCCTGTTAAAGAAGTGGATGCCTTTACGATATTACCCGAACCCAACGCCCTCAAACCAGCCGCAAGTTCTCCGAGTTCAACACTGATATTCGGGATAGGGATATTCAACGCCTGAATGCCGTTAGCGATATCTCTCAACGCATTACCAGCCGCCGCACCTTGCTTGCCACCAAGCTTGCTTACTGCGTCACGAAGGGCGTTCATGTTCGAAATGGTAGAAACATGCGGCATTGCAGTTTTAAGGCTCTTCATACCGCTAATAACGCCGTCAAAAGAGCCTTTACCTACCCTTGAAAGCCTAGCCGCCGCATCTGCGAGTGATTGTAACGGTTTAGAGTTAATGGCATTCAGAGACGTAGAAATAGCGTCCATAGAACTGACAAACGTATCAATACCGCCGATATTGAACGCACCGTTCAATTTACCAAGCGTAACAATCAGTTTATCAATGGATTTCGTTGCTTGGTCTGTTGATGCCGTTATACGCAAATTTAAGGAATCGAGATCCATAGTTTCACCTCATACAAAAAAAACGGCTGGTGTTAGCCAGCCGTCTGTTTTGATAGTTCAAAATTCGTTTTCATTGTTTCAAGAGCCGCCACAAACGCCTCCCTTTGTTTCTGTAATGATGCTTCGCTATTCTCGTAAAGGATAGGTTTCTTTCGATACTCGCTAGGCTTTTGACCTTTTGCCCGGAAAGCATTTGATACCGCAATCGCTACCGCTTCATACGTGTATAGTCCTTCAAAGTAGGATATTTCATCAATCATTTTTCGCTTGATCTTATATCCTTCATCGTAGAACTTTAGTTTCAGTAGCGTTGAATGCTTTATTTCATCAAGTGACAAGCCTAACGCTATGTAATGCGGGTAAACGTCCTGTTCAATCAGTTCTCGCCAGCGCTTGCTTTCTCGCTTTCCTTCTTCTTGCTCGCCCCATCCACTTTCGGTGTCAGGAACTTCGCAAGTCCCGTCAGGTCGAAAAAATGATCTTCACCCATACATTCAAGCATCATGTTCATGATATCGTAAAAGTTTCCATTACTTTCACGGATGTATTCTCTTACCAAATCGGTTGCATCATCCATCGAACGTACACTGTTATCACCTCTACGTCCGTGGTGTTCCAACAATCCAGCATAGAACAGTGTAACCGCCGTATGCGGGATATTCGATGCAGATTCAATCGTTTTGCGAATAGCAG